TCCCGCGGCTCTTCTCCGACGTCCTAAAGGACGGCGAGAAGGCGTACCGCGCCGCGATCGCGTCCCAGATCGAGGGTAAGGACGCTACCGACCTCTGGGACGAGTGGCAGGCGGATACCGCCGCCCTGCTCCTCGTCTCGTGGGCGTCCGGCGCGTCGACGACCCTCCGCGCCGCCGGAGTGCCGTCCCGGTTCGCGCGCCCGCGCTCCCGGTTCGACCGGATCGTCGACGCCGTCGAGATGCGGTTCGAGCCCGGCCCCGCGCGCGAGGTTGTCAAGCGGTATGCCGCCCTCGTCCCCCTGACGCGCGCGAAGTGGGAGTCGCTTATCGAGCAGGCGTTCGAGTCGGCTCAAGAGATGCGCGAAGACGAGGAGGCGAACGCCCTCGACCGGATCGTCGAGCGGTCGCCGGACCTCGCCGCGCTCGTCCGGGGAACGCCCCCGGAGCCCGAGCCGACGCCCCGGGATGTCAAGGTCCGGCGGACGCCCGAGGTTCAGCGGGGCGCGCAGTCGGGCTTCTTCGTGACCGGGATGACGAAGGCCGAGATCAAGCAGACGCAGGACCTGCTCGGCAAGGCGGTCCGCGGCGAGGTCACGACGTCGGCGGCGGGCAAGCGTCTGGAGGAACTCGGGGTCGGCGACTTCGTCGAGCAGACGATCCTCGAAACCGGGACCGACCTGACGAAGGCCCGGCTGGAGACGGTCTACCGGACGAACCTCGCGCGCGCGCAGACGCAGGGTCGGCTCGACATCGTTCGAGAGAAGACTGTCAAGCGGCTGATCCCGCTCATGCAATTGCGCGCGACGAAGGACGACCGGACCCGGGAGACGCACAAGCAGTTCTCCGGCTACGTCGCGACGGTCGAACAGATCGACGCGCTCGGCATTCCGGCCCCGCTCGGCTTCAACTGCCGCTGCTCGTGGAGCCCGGTGTCAATCGCGACCGCCGTCGCGAAGGGATGGTGCGACGAGGACGGCAAGCCGATCGAGTCGGCGATCCGGGCGCACAACGGCGCGCGTCAGCGACTCGTCGACGGCGGACAGATTCCAGACCCCGGATTCATCAGCGGGTGATAGCATCCGCGAGGAGGCACAATGGCTACCGCGAACATCATCACCCCCGCGAACACCTTCAGCCGTACGAGCGTCGCCAGCGTCGCGACGACGTACACGGCTCTGCTTCCGACCTCGACGAAGCCGACCTCTGGCATCGTCATCGATACGAACGCGAACGGATCGTGGTCGCTAGTTCACATGATCCCAACCTCGTCGATCTCGACGGGTACGGGCGTCGGTATCCGCGTAACGGGTTACAACCTCTACACCTCAACGTCCGGCACGATCTGGTATATGCCCACGATGCTGTTCGACGGCACGTTGGCGTATACGACCGGAACGGTTCCGAACCTCTCGATCGACGGGACGAACGACACGAAGACGTTCAACAACATTACGCAGAACCCGGGCTCGCCGTCGGCGAATCTCTACGGTCCCGGCGCGAACGGGACCGGGATCACGATGCCTGCTTCGTTCACGCTCGACATCGCCGGATCGCAGATGGTCGTCGTGCAGTTCACGTCGAGTTCGTCTCCCACGATGAGCGTCTTCTGGCGTCCCCTCTAATGCAGCCACGCGCGTTCCGATTCACCAGACCAGACTTTCGGACTTCATCGAAGTCTGCCCTACTGTCGTCACGGAACGGACTCTTGGGGCAGCAGTTCAACAACTGGCTTGCAAACGGAAACATCTCCGGAACGAGCGGCAACATCTGCTATTTCGAGAAGAGCGGGCTCTTTGATACGTCGCTCGCGAACGCAACGATCATGACTTTCGACTGGCTTCGATCGACGGTGAACTACGTCGTCGACGCTTCCGTCGACTTCGGCTCTCCTCCGCAGTTTGCGTACAGCCTGAACGGTCGTACACAGATCGTGATGGATACCGGGAATATCCTCCGAATCAACCCGGGTGACGTTCTCAAGTTCGGAGCAACGGGATCGTTTTCCGCGGGCACGATTGACTTCAATGCGCCAGTCGACTACTTGGATGCATTCTTTCAAACGGCTTTTTCCTTCGAGTAAACGATGACCAAGCCCTCACATCGAATCACGGACGAAGGCGAGAAGGTCGTGATCCACGACCTCGAAGTCTTCTGCGCGTACGATCCGAAGATCGACGGCGACCACGACGAGGAGTTGGAGAAGTTCGACAACGAGCGCGTCCGGGACATCGTCGACTCGACGAATCGCTACATGGTGAAGGGCTCGATGCCCCGTCTCGTTGTGATGCACGAGCGCGACGGCGACGAACCGAAGTCGTCGGTCGGTCGCTTCACGAAGATCCGATACGAGGAGCGCGGCGGCGTCGGCTACATCGTCGGCGACTGCGAGGTCGAGCGGCCCGTCTTCGAGCGGCTCCTCGCTACGAACGCGTTCCCTCGCCGGAGCGCGGAGATCTGGCAGGACCAGAACCATCTATCCGAGGTCGCCCTGCTTGGGCGCGAGACGCCGCGGCGACCTCTCCCGGACACGCACTTCACCCGTCAGGGGAAGCGCGTCTGCTTCTCACGTTCGCTCCGCTTCGACATGGGGACGGTCGGCGGCGGACTCTCCACCTACATCCCCGACACGAAGGATCTGAACATGGCAGATGACATCCGTAAGGACATCGCCGAACTGAAGGCTGCGATGGACGAGATCAAGTCGTCCATGAAGAAGCACTTCGGCGCGGACGACGAGGACAAGAAGGACGAGAACGCCGAGGACGGCGACAAGGACGAGATGGCCGCCGACGATATGCTCACGCAGCAGTTCGCGGAGGACGGCGTTCACATCGACATCGCCTCGCACGAGGGCGCGCCGGACGAGGTCGAGATGGATGAAGACGGCTCGGTCTTCCCGGCGTCCCGCTACAGCCGTCGCGATATGTTTGCGATGCGCCGCGAGAACGCGCGCATGGCTCGCGAACTCGCCGAGATGAAGGCGGAACTCTCCCGCGAGAAGTTCGGGCGCGAGATCGACCTGCTTGAGCAGGACGGCTACCGCATCCCGGCGAACCGCCGCGCGCGCCTCGTCGCCGATCTGATGGGCAGCAAGGACCCCGAGGCCCTCCTCGACTCGTGGCGCGAACTCTTCGCGCGCGACCCGATGGGCGTCCGGATCGACATGAGCCGCGCCTCGATGCCCGTGCAGGACATCGACCGGACGGAAGTGGCGTCGCTCGTCCAGCAGTTCGCTGGCAAGCCCGATGGCATCGACGCGTATCGCAAGGCAGTCAACAGCCGCTCGAAGCGGTAATCACAAGGAAGGAAACACGCAATGTCTGACATGGGATTCAACCCCGAACTCGTTGCCTCTGGCAACATCTACCCGTTCCGCTTCGTCAAGATCAGCGGCGACTTCACGGGCGCGGCTTGCGCCGCGATCACCGATCAGGCGGTCGGTGTCACCGACGGCTCTCTGCGTCTGGCTAGCGCGGTCGGCGCGGTCTACCACGCGATCAGCGGTGATCCGATCACCCTGCAGCCCTCGAACACCGTCCAGATCGAACTCGGCGCGACCGTGACGGCAGGCCAGTACCTGATGCCGAAGGCGTCGGGCGCGGGCGTCGCTGACGTCGCCGCGGGCGCGACCGCTGTCTCGTCGTACATCGCCCTGCAGGGCGGCGACTCGGGCGACATCATCCGCGCGTTCCGCTTCGGCCAGCGCAGCCCGGTCTTCACCTGATCGAACCTCTCACCCTGAAAGAAGGAAACTGAAATGGCATACTCTGTTGTTGGTGGAGGTCTTTCGACCTACATCCCGTCGACCAATGACCTCGCGACCGGGGCCCTGCAGGTGGAGTTCACCCGCACGGTCAACTCGTTCGCGCTCTCGCGTTACGCGCAACTCGTTCCCGTCACGAAGATGACGGGCTACTACCTCCGTCAGGACGTGACCGACAACGTCCGCGTGACGGACCAGAACGAGTTCATCTGGCCACTCGGCAACGATCGCCCGACTGGCAAGCAGAACGCGTTCGACTTCGTGCAGTACAGCACGGCTCGCTACGCGTTCCCGTTCTACATCCCGCAGGAGACTACGCAGCAGGCCGCTTGGGACGTCGTTGCCCAGCACGCCCGCGCGAAGGCCCAGTTGGCGATGACGCGCCGGACGATGGCCGCTGCTTCGACTCTTGCTACGACCGGAAACTGGGGTACGAACTACACCAGCGCGGCGGGCACGAGCGTGAACGCATGGACCGCTACGGGCGACTGGTCGCTTGCAACCGCATCGAACCGTTGGATTCAGAAGTCAATCCAGCAGGTCATGCAGTTGGTTGGCCAGTCGAGCGGTGGCGCGGTCAGCCCGAACCAGTTGATCATGGTCATCAGCCCGAACGTCGCGGCGAAGATCTCCCAGAGCGCGGAAGTGCTGGAGTACGTCAAGTACAACCCGGCGTCGCCGTCCTTCCTGCAGGGCTCGGATACCTACTCGCGGTGGGGCATCCCGCCGACCCTCTTCGGCCTCGGCGACGTCGTCGTCGATGACTCGGTGAAGGTGACCACGAAGAAGAACACCTCTGGCACGGCGACGTACTCCTACGTCCTCGGCAACGGTGCGTACTTCGTGTCGCGTCCGGGCGGTCTGGTCGGCGTTGAAGGCGCGAACTCGTTCGCGACGCTCCAGATCTTCGCGTACGAGGACATGACCGTCGAGCAGTTCAACGACCCGGTCAATCGCCGCATCGAAGGTCGCGTGATCGACAACAGCACCCCCGCTGTCGTCGCGCCCGTGGCTGGCTACCTGATCTCGAACGTGCTCGCCTAATCAAAGGCGGACGCGGGGGGGCGGGGCTTCGGCCCCGTCCCCCCCGAGCCGTCGGGAGGTCCGATGAGCAACCCCGCCTACGCGACGTACGCCGACCTCGAAACCGCCCTCGACGCGACGATCATCGCGCAGTTGTGCGGCGACGCCGGGACGCCGATGCCCGGGCCGAACCCGTACACGACGGCGGCGATCGAGCGCGCGTCGGGCATCATCCGTTCGTACATCCGGGTCGGCGAGTCATACAGCGAGACGGAGATCGCCGCACTTGCGGCAGCGGGCGATCCGCTGCTCGTGATGCTCGCGGTCGACCTTGCGACGGAGTTCCTGTTCCAGCGGCGCGGCGCGAAGTTGAGCCCCGCCATCGAGCAGCGGATCAAGCAGGCATACTCGTACCTCGAAGGGCTCCGCGACGGCAAGATGCTCTTCGGGACGATCGCCGCCAACGCGCAGGCGGGCCTGCCGATGGTCAGGGCCGTACCGTCCGCGGCACTCGGCTGGTACGCGCAGGTATCCAACTCGCCCTTCTTCCCGGCGCGCCGGGGTTCGACCTACCCGTGAGCAACTGGTCGCGCAAAGTAAAGGCCGCGATGAAGCAGCGCGCGTTCCAGACGGCGATCGCGCAGGTCGCCGTCGAATGGATGACGACGCATATC